CTGTGTGAGGCGTAATTTTAGACTGTATTCTGACTCAGATTGGAGATTCCTGTCGCTCCTAGAGCGCAGGATAAGTAGGATTAGTAGCCTGAAGACCACTCATTGAAGGCGTTTTCTTTGATTAAAACACCCTCAGCGAAAACAGAACCAAATGTAGAACCAGAAAGAGAGCGTAATTGCATCTTGATATCTGTTTTCTCACCATAAGCAAATGGTGCTTGTCTGAGGATTTGCATATTCTCAAAGAATGTAGTGTCGGCAACTCTCAATTCTCTGCCATTTTCAGATTCTAAAAAGTTTCTGAACCTTGCCGCTTTACCACCATTGGCGTCAGTGCAAAAAGCATCAATTCTCATTAGGTAAAATGTGTAACCATTAGGAACAGTGTAAACTGCTTTTTGGTCTCTACCAGTACCAATGTCAATAACAGAATAATTAGTTGCCCCAACGGATAGAGTAATTGTGCCAACAGCATTACCTGATGTGATAATCATATCATTGATTCTGTAATATGAATTATCAGTAGTGATATCAGTGGTTCCAGTGAGAGTTTGAGTTTCACTGATAGGATCATAATTACTATCCAGACCTTGTATCAATACAGTAACAGCCGTATCTGAAGTGCTGGTGCTAACTAGAGTCATTGTCGAAGCGGCACTGGGAAAAGCATAGTCAGAGGCATTTTCCCATGGAGTTCTAAACTCAGTGGTGACGATATCATCATCCGCACCTGTTGTTCCGAAAATGTTCCGAACAGATGCGTGCCTGACTTTACCTCTAGCAATATCTAGTAGTGGTAGATCGCCACCTCTAAGAAATGTTGACATTCAAGTATCCTATTTTTTGAGTGCGTCTGCACCAAAGAATGCTGACACCAACACTGCAATAGATGCAAAGTATGTTGGTGCAATGTCAGCGATCAATTGTGCGGCTGTGTCCATTCCAGCAAAAGAAGTAATAGCGATACCAATTGGGTATACTAGCAATCCACTTAGAGAAAACCAAGCCATCTTACGGATAGCATCTCTTTGTGCATCTTTGTCCTCAAGTTCTTTTCGCTTAAACTCAAGGTACATTGCCTCTTCTTCTGCACTTACTTTACCATCACCGTTTGTATCTGCAGGGTGATAGGTAGAACCTTTTACTTCTTCCTCAGCCATTATAGCCTCCTAAACAATCTCTCGGATTATTTATAAGGCTAATGAATTAGATAAAAACTCCAGTAGAATGTCCTAACTCATCTAAGTGAATGTCAAACTTCTCTAACATGCCTCTAAGGAGGTTAGCGTTTGGCATGCTTGAACCATCAGGCTGCACTGTGTCGATGTCCCGACCTCCGCGGACACCAAGATTTCGTCCACCCACAAGTAGATTTGATAAAGGGTCTTTGCTATGTACATTTCCGTCTCCCATCCCAGCACCGTACATAATCAGAGTATTGTCTAATAAACTTCCGTCTATGTCAGGTGTGTTTGCAAGTCTGTCCACAAAACCTTCTGTGAATAACTTGACATGGTAAGTGTTAATTAATGCGTGTAATGCTTCTCTTTCTGGATTATATCCGTGATGAGAAACACCGTGATGTTGTTCAGGTACTCCTATCTGCGGATATGTTCTTTGGTTAAGCTCTCTGCTTAACATAAATGAAAGTACTCTGCTTGTATCAGTCTGTAATGCTAACACCATAATATCAGTCATAGCTTTTACATGATCGTCATACAATTCAGGTACTTCAATTGGTGCGGTAGATAAATTGGAACCTTGTGTTCTTAGTTTGTTCTCTAAGTTAGCAATTCTTATCTCAACTTCTCGAACAGAGTCTAAAAAGTCCGCAAGTCGTTCCTTGTCCTGGGCTGCCAATCTCTTTCTTAGGTTTGCCGATGAATCCATAATGCTATCAAGCAAACTACTGTCCACACTTGTACGGGTTAGTCTTTCTTCGTGTGTAGCACCATACCCAAACATTTTTTCAAACAATATTCTTGGGTTAATTTCCATGGGCAAGTTTGAATTATCGCTATCCCAACTTATTGAATTAATATAAGCACAGGATGAAGTACCATCGCAGGCACCTATCATTTCCGATACATCTTCTATACCCAACTGCATACTTGGTAATACAGTATCACCTCGTATTTTATCTGCAATCATCTGGTCAATTGTTTTACCTGCCTCTACATCTGCACCTGCTGTATCTTTAGCAACGGCACCAGATAACCATGTAGCGGAACTTGTAGCATGACCAGAGCCTGCATGATTGCTTGTATTCAGTTTCATGCCACGATAAATGCTAACCTGATCCTGATAAGGTTGCAGTGGCTTTAAAATGCCGTTATAGTTCCACTCGTCTAATATGACACCGTGAGGAACATATACAAATGCGGCTCTGAATTGAGGATTTGTTTGAGCAGATGCCAAAGGAATCATAGCATCCAATATAGGCAGTGCAAGTGTTGCACCTGCACCTCTTAGCATAGTTCTGCGATTTAAAAGCATAACTGTCTCCTGTAAAGTTAATTACCTTTGACAGTTAGCGATACTATCACAGTAAGCTAACCTATTCGCTCGGGTCTTTAGCCCTTGCTAAAAGTATGTTTATTATTTATAATGCTTTAGCAATCAAATTCAGTGCTTTAAGAAAATTCGCTTTCATCACTACTTCATTACATCGTGCATTTACTTCAACTGTAACTTCAATATCCTGCAACAGTTCTTCGTACTCTTCTTTAGTAATAAGACCGTCTTCAAAAGTTTCTTGTAAGTCCAAAATTTCTTGCGCATGAAATTCTAGGTCAGATTCCCCACACGCCAAAAACTCTTGCATTTTATCCAGCATTAAAATCTCCTCATGACTGCTTGGGCAACATCTCTACTTTGAGTTGCTAAACTTCTTTTCTTAGAATTGCAATAAGCAGGGCTGATTTCATCTCTGAGTAAAACTGGGTCAACTGTCTGCTGAATCAACCCAAGAATCTCTGTGATGTCTGAAGAACCCTTTGCAATAGTGTATAGTTGAAAGGTAGTTAGATTTTCTTTGACGATAAAAAATTGTGGTCTGCTTGTTGATGCATTCTCACAATTGATTCGATCTACGGATGCCCACACATTAACTGCAAGCATAGATTCGTTATCATCATAAAAACTTATATCATAAGATTGACAACCAACAATAATAAGTGCTACTGCGATAATCCATATTTTTTTCATTCTACATCCTCACTTTCTACGGGTTCATCCTCTTCGGTGTTCCCTGTGATAGCTTGCTCATAATAAAGAATTATGGCGTTTTGTTGCTCCATGTATCTACGAATTTCTGCAATGTTCAATGCTAGTGTTTCATATCCTCTCACACTAATAGCGTAGAATACCCATTCTTGACCATTGTCTTCTTTGAATTGTTCAATAAATGTTTCCCAGTTTTCTGCGGTAACCACATACATTTGAGGGTGATTGAGAGAGACAGGTCTGGGAGAAGATTGCAGTGGAATTTTTTTTTCCACAATCTGAGTTCTGATAACAACTTCTGTTTCAGGTTTCTTTAAAATTGAACAGCCGCTAAGGACTGTCACTAGAAGGAGAAGCGTTGGAGCCAGTAATGGCTTCAATTTCGTCCCATACTCTCTTAGTCGCATCATTAATTCTCTGTTCTATTAATCCGGGTCTTTGCAAACTTAGCCTAGAAAGATCATGTCTTTGTAGTTTACCTTGCAACTCATCTTTATACGCTTCAGCTTGTTGTAGATTTGACTGAAGTTCTTGGTTCCGTTGACTCATTTGTTCAGCAAATGCCTGCACTTCTTCCAATGCTTTACGATTGTCTTCTGCGGCAATTTGCAATCTTGCGTTGTTTTCTCTTAAGGTAGCAATTCGTTGTTGCATGTCTTTGTACTCGTAATAAGCACCATAGCCGACAGCACCAACTAATCCAAAAATTATTAGAAAAGCATATAGTTTAAACATATGCTTATTTATAAAGCCAGCACTTTTGCAACATAATTTTCTCTTATATCTTTCGTGTTAGTAAAACTCCCATACTGAATACCCAATGAAGGTTCATAGAGCGATTTTTTGTTGTTTAGTATCGGCTGATATTTTTCTACTATCTCATGTGCTTTTACAAAACTCGGTATGCCACCGTCATCTTTTTCCCATAGCACTAAAGGCATAATGTCTGATATTTTCATGTTGTCTCTGTCAGGGTGATTTATGTTTGGAAAACGATATCCATAATCTGCATACTTTCTGTCAAACTCTGAAACATAATGCACATGAAATTTTTCTCTTACGAATTCAGGTACAATTGAAAGTGAAGATAAAACAGTAGTATCAACCGGGCACTCATCACTTGCGCACCACTCAATTGTATTCATCACACTTTCTTCTGTTTCTGTTGGTAAGCCAACAATAAGCCCCTGTTGAATGTGTGTCGCTCCCTTCCAAGAGTTCTTACAGTTGTACAGCATTTCTTTTATGCGCTCAGGATCCATTCCCTTACCCACACTTCTACCTGCTACCTGATTGTAAGTCTCTACACCAAAGAAGCACTGCGCAAGGCCCAAAGTTTTTAGTAACTCAATCTGCTCAGGATTGTTTACGATAACTTCAGCCCTTAGGTACGCCCAAACCTTTATATCAAAAGGAAGAGAGTCAACTACTTCAGTGAATAGTCTGACTTTTTCTGTTGTATCATTGAAAGTATCATCGACAAAAGAATATTTGGTAACACCAAACATTTCATAGTTTCTTAAAAGTTGTTCTCTGAAACTTTCTTTTGTCTTAGTATATGCCGCAACTGATTTCATTCCTATCAGAGGATAAGAACAAAACTTACATTTAAATCTGCACCCCCTTGAACATTCTACCGCAAGTATCTCATTGGGCGTAACAAAATTTTCTGGTTGCATTTCCATTTTTGCAATAGAAAAATCATACCCTGTATGTTCAGCATGTGCTTTAGTGTCGTGGTCAACAATTTTGTTTAATATTCTTTCACCCTTTACCAAGTCAATAAATTGTGTCTCAGAATAGCCAACAAAGATGTGTGCTATTTTATCTAGGGGTAGCATCTCTCTTACTTGACTTGCTTTACTTCCCCCAAAAATTACCTTGATTCCTTTTGCAAGGATGTGGTCAACCATTTCAGGAAGTTTTCCTTCTCGGATGTAATTTCCTAAAACAAATTCTCCAGAAATATCAGTATGATTAAATATTTCTGCACCTATCTTTCCTGTCTCGCTAGGCAGACCTACCTTAGCCCAAGTAATAGAGAAACCAACATACATTGTGTTTGGACCTGAGAATTTATCAATTGCTTGTTTAAATTCTTCCATGGTCCAATGTTCAATAAAGTCTAAGACAAGTGCAGAATATCCATGTCTCCGCAATTCAGTTGCTAGTAGATGTGGACCAGCACCGCGTTGTTTAACATTCAACTCCGCTTGACTGTTAATAAAGATAACATCATACTGCATAATAGTAAGTACTCACTCGCACATGATACGCTGGGCTGTTTTTTTTCAGACTTTTATGCTTTCAAAATTTCCCAAGCGTCCGCCGAATGAACCTTTGTCGAACACCGGTCCATCATCAACAGTCTGACCTGAGTCCGTGATACCTTTCTGTGCCGATGCATCCAAGTCGTACAGCCTCATCTTGCTCCTGTCTACACCCACCATGAATCGTTTGTTAGAAGTAGGATCACTGTAACGATTCTTCAACTGTTTCACCATAATCTGACCTAACTGCTCTAGCTCCTCTGTGCTTATGAGAGCAAACATCAAGTCAGCAGTTGCAGGCAACCCAAATGATTCTGAAGTGTCAGTCAGTTCAACATCACTGTTAGCATAACCGCTTCGTGTTGTCTGTGTTGCAGACACAATAGGCAAGTTAAACTCTACAGCAAGCCCTCTCAACTCTTCTGCTATGGACTTAATAATTGTATAAGAGTTAGCCGAAGAGCCTGCTCTGAACCTACTTGAAGTGCAGATGTTAAGATAATCAATGAAAATAATATCGGGAACAAAAGTTCTTTTAAGTTTGAGTTCATTCAACAGTGCCTTAAAGTGACCTGCGTGTGCAGATGCAGTCGGGTATTCTTTGATGATAAGTCTTCCTTGAATCTTCTCGTTAATCTTGCTGATCCTATCATCAAACATTTTCTTAGGCATATCTTTCAAGTCTTGAATAGGAATATTCATCAGATTCGCATCAATCCTTTCTGCGATTCTTTCTTCTGCCATTTCAAGTGTTATGTACAAAACATTTTTGCCTTGAGAGATAGCACCAGCCGCCATGTGACACATGAACAGAGACTTACCTACACCCGTTCCTGCGAGTGCAATGTTAAGAGTTTTGTTTGACAACCCACCCTGAGTAATCTTGTTGAAGTATTCTAAGTCAAAAGGAATCTTTTCTTCAAGTTGATGATAGAATTCAAATCGCTTATCTGCGTTTTCGATATAGTCGTGACCAACATTGTTATCAAACCCTACACCCAAAGCCGCGGACAAAAGAGAGGGTAATGCATCAGGTCCCATCTCTTTGTTTGTGCCATCGATGATCTGAATGCTGTCCATGATAGCATTGTAAATTGCTTTATCTTTACAATACTTTTCAGTTTGATCCAGCAACCAAGATTCATCTGTGTTTGAATCTGAATTCAAACCATTGATAGCGGTTTCGCATCTGAGATACAAATCTTCTGATACTGATTTATCTTCTTGCAGTGCAATAAGTAAGGCACTCTTTGTGGGAGTGCCATTGTACTTATCAACATATGTTTTGATTGTCTGAAAAACTTTTCTATCCTCAGATTCAGAAAAATATTCTTCCCGAATAAAAGGAATAACTTTTCTTAGAAAAGGTTCGTTGTTAATCAGATTCGCTAAAATTTGTGTCTCTATTCTCACTCATCCATTCCCGTTTAATTTCTTCAATACAAGGTTCACAAAGGTATGTCTCTTCATCACCGCTATTAAAACACATAGCGGCATCATCGTCAAGGATTTTTTTATCGCAACGGTCGCAAATCATTTTTGTTCGTTATAGTCGTGGTCTTCGTTACCAAAAGTAAATGTGATAGCACTTTCGTCACCAGTGACCCCATTTACTGTATAGGTCATATTATCCCAAGTTGGAGTATCAAATGTTTGATTAGGTTTAGGGCTATAACCATTAAAAGAATCCATTGCATCAGAGAATGAGATGTTTGTAGAAACTTCACCAACATCTTTAGTGATGTCCACCTTTGTTGAACCCGCATCCATTGCAGGAATGAGTTCACCGAAAGTTTCCCAAAGCCTTTCAAAACGAATTTCGTACAACTCTTTAATGGCGAAATACTTATTCATTAAAGCATCGCAAACATCAGGAGGAATGTGTGCCCACTTAGGATTATCAACAAAGTGTGATGTAGTCACATCAATGTCTTCTACTATATTCCAACATTCCATAATTTGTTGTTCAAGGTCAAATCTATCTTTCATTATATTTCTCCGTATGCTTCGGCAATATCAGCTTCAGAAACTTCCTCTGACATAATATCACCCCCTGAAATTAAATATCTTTTTTCGATCCACTGTGTGAAAGTAGGATCCGTCAACACTGGCAACCAGAATTCTTTCGTGTAAGTTTCTTTTGCACGATATTTCTTTTCTCCATTAGCATGTTGATACCAACCATTACTAGGTTTGATAACATGACCTGACTCTAACGCCATATCTAACAGACCCGACCACTTACTGATACCACCATCAAATTTGACTTCGACAGGAATCTTAGATTTTTCTCTAACGAATCTAGACTTCTCAACATTGATGATGAAGTTGTATCCTACAATGTCAGTACCTTGCTTCTCTTGTTGTCTGCCGATGATAAAGATATTGTCAGCAGAATAGTAAATACCTGTACCACCTGATACAATATCTTTCGGAAACAATCCGATTTCTTTGTAAGTGTGATTAACAACTACAGCAGGAATATCTTTGATAGTCAAGTGAGGGGTAATCATTCGGAACAAAGACTTCATCTGCTTTGCCCTTGTCATGTCAGCAACAGACTTGCCTTCAAGTGCATCTTCAACTTCTTTCTTAGAAGCCAAGTTGCCCACCGAGTCTACAATCACAATCACATGATCTCCTCTTTCAAGACCATTCAACTGCGACATTACATCATGTTTGAGTTGTTCAATATCAGTAATAGGAGTGTGAATAACACGATCTGTATCAATGCCGAAACTAGTAAAGTAACCCTGAGGCGCACCAAATTCAGAATCATAGAAGAGAACCACTGCATCATCGTATTTTTCCAGATAAGATTTTGCAAGCAACATTGCAAAAGCAGTTTTAAAGTGTTTAGACGGACCTGCAAATACTGTCAAACCAGGAGTCAATCCACCGTCAAGCCTTCCGCTCAATGCAACATTAAGTGCAGGGACAGAAGTTTGAATCAAGTCCTTTGTGTTAAAGAATTTTGATTCAGTTAAAATATTCGACTCTTTAATTGTCGAATTCTTTTTTAGTTTGTCAATCAGACTCATAATTATTCCTCTTTAATAAAAATTCCATCGACCATCTTACCTTTGCGATCCTTAATATCATTCCATGCAACTGCCATACAATCTTTAAGTGTTAGATTGTTACGCTCTGCAATATTAATAAGCACCACAATGCAATCACCAATATCGTCAGCCACAGAACGACCTTTGCAGATGTTATCACTTAGCTCTCCTACTTCCTGCACTAGTTTACACAATTGATCTTTATCAGTTGCACCTTCAATCAAATTTCTATCATGGTGCCAGCCAACAATCCTTTGTTCATAATCTTCAGTGTTCATCTCTTAACCTTTTTTCTAAATCAACAACATCATTTTTTAATTTTGCAAACGGTATGTAACCGAGTGCGAGTTTTTTATCGGATAACTCATATGATAATTTATGTCTATCAATAAACGATTGTGCTAGTACCTTAAACTTATTTTCTACAATACTATCCTTTCCTAGCCAACAAAAAAAGTTAGGTCTGGCAAGAGTTTGAGGTTGTATTGTTCCTGTAGGATCATCTGCCATAACCGCTTCAGCAAAATGTCTAGCTACATGAGGATACATAACATAAAGATATCCATATTTTCTGTTTACGGTAAAAAAATCATAATCAGAATCTTGCAACTCTATAGCGGAGTTTCCATTTCTGTATCCCCACCTAGGGGGATAATTATTTTGCTCCCTTTCATAGTAATGAATCAAATCATTTAATTTTGAATACAGATGATTGTCCTGTCTGTGGGCAACTGTAGTTTCATGTACATCGTTTATGTTACTATACTCTATTCCTAATTGCAAGCACAATTCTTTTATTTGGTCTTCTATAGTTGACAGTAAAAAAACATTGTCTTCATAGTATTCTTCGGATTCAGAAAGTCTTTCATTTAAAAATTCAACATACCGTTCTGAAAAAGAATTGTTAATGGTCTCCCATTCAATACCATGAAACTCTAGTATCACGAAAACAAATCCTCTAGTGAAGCAACAGGTCTTGTATTCCAGTTAATACTTTTAGCGATAGTGTTTAAAGGTTCAATAAAAGCCTTTTCAAAAATAGTTTCATAATCAACATAGCGATGCAAATCAAATTCAGCAGGAAGTTTGGCATTAAATGCAACACAATTTTCACCGATGTGATTAGGTTCCTTCAAGTACAAAAATTTAATTTTGTCTCCGTCTTGTATGCTCTCATACTTATGCGAGAGTTTATTTTTATTTAGATGAAAGTTATACATCAATGCACCTCGAACATGCATGGGTGTACCTTTAGTGTAGATGGATGCAGAGTCAGTATACTTTCCTAAATTATTGCACCCTCGAGGAAAAGCAATTTGTTCTGGAGACATCTCTTTAAATTCTTGCCAAGTTCTTTCAACAAAGTTTTGCAGTGTGTCTTCTTTAGCAGTCAAGCAAAGTTTAACCGCCTCTCTAAGGCTCACACGAACAGGTGCGGGCGTAGATGATCGAACAATCTCAAGGCCCATCACCTTCAGTTTAGGTTCTTTGTAGCGAACCCCTTCATTGTCATACACATTCAATGCGTATCGTTTCTTCGCAACCCAAATGCCTTTATCAGCAATTACCTCACGCTTGAACACAATCTTTTCTTCAAACGCATTGGTATATTTCGCCAACTTTGTCATCGATTTAGCAATCGCCGGCTCAATCTGTTCGCTCCCAATTTTATCCAGAGCATCGATAATACCACTGTAGTTTTTCTTAGCCAAATATTTTTGTACAAGATTGTCCATTGTGATGTAACAAGAGTCAGTGTCAGAATAAAAAGAATACATCTGATCCTTCGTACCACACACCTTGTTTAAAAATGCATCAAGAGCCTTTGCAGTTTCACGAATAATAAACTGACCTGTCATTGTGATGCCTTCAGCAATCCTATCATCATAGTAACGGAAGTATTGATTGCCCATCGCACCATAGAGAGAGTTCAACTGAATCTTTCTTGCCATCTGATAGTTATTGTACTTAGCAATATCATTCAAATACTTAGGATCTTTTGTAGACTCATAATCATTTTGAGCCTGAATCATCAGCTTTTTGTATTTCTGTCGATCATCAAAAAACTTTTGTACAATCTCAGGAAACAATCCCTGAGAGTCTTTACTGAACCTTGCACCATTGGCAGTGACAGCATAATCATCATCAATTTTATATTTTCGCTCAAGCATTCCTTCAACATTTACATCTACCATACCAGGCACAAGCGTTTCAGGAGACATGTTGTATTGCATAAGAATAGAAGGGTACAGAGATGTAGCATCAAATGCCATCACCCACTTATAAGGACCGGGCTTAGGTTCCTGCACAAAGGCACCTTCAATTGTACGACCTTGCATATTCTTTTTCTGAGGAATCATAATGTTTTTAGACAGCAAGTGATTATACAACAAGCAGTCCCAAGTTCGCACCGAAGAAAAAATGTCTCTGAAGTTTGCCTTGGCATCGTATGTCATGGTAGCAATCAGTTCGATAAGTTTCATCTTATCTTCAAGTTCGTCCACAAGTTTTGTATCAATGATATTGTAATCAATGAATCGATGCCAATCGTTTTCGTAAAACTCCTTAAAAGTATCAAAGCCGCTCTCAAGTTTGTTTTTACCTAGTTCAACTTCTGCAATGTGATCTAGTTTGTAGGACTCTTGGTTAGAATAAGTAAACTTCTTATACAAGTCCAAGTAATCCAGAATCGAAACGCCTTTTATGTCGTAGGTAGTCTGTTCCTTGTTATTGATCGTGATACCTTTTCGCCTTGTCATGTTAAAAGGCGAGAGAGAGTTCTTAGCATCATTCCCAAATATTCTATCCATGCGGGCAACAATATAAGGAATATCAAAAAACTCAATGTTCCAACCAGTAACGATGTCTGGATATTCATTACACCACCATGTACCAAACTTTGTGAGAAGTTGTTTCTCATCATCGCAAGGAGTATAGTTTACATTCAAGTCTTTTGTTTCAGGACCGGGTGTCCATTCACCCTCACCCCAAGTGATGATCTCCTTTGTATGATTATTCATCATCGTAATCAAAAGGACTTTATCAGTAGGGTTATCTACGCTGGGAAAGCCAGACTCTGCCGTTGTCTCAATGTCCATAGACCACACTGAGAGTTGTGACAAATCAAAATCAATCTCGTTAGGATATTCAGAAGAAAGAAACTGGTATGTCAGGTCAGTCTGACCGTATATAGGATAGTTTTCAATTTCAGAATAATTATCTAAAAATTCTTTTGCATCTGAGTTATTCCCAAACTCAATAGGTTTGATATTCTCTCCATAAAGACCTTTGTAAGGAGAGTCCCCATCAGCACGAACATACAAGGTAGGTTTGAAGTCTCGCTTTGTGGTAAATCTTTTACCGTTGCGAACACCACGAACCAATACCTTGTTGCCGTATTGCCACGCCCAGCTGTAAAATTCTTTTTCCATGTTTCACACTATACATAATATTAAGTTTAAAGTCAAAGGGTTTTTAGCCGAAACAGGGTATTAGGTCACAATTTTTTTATCGGGTTGAATGATGTTAGAAGTGATTCTGGTGTATTCATTTACAATATCTGCTTTGGGCATAATGATTGCTGATACAGCATGAACCATAAGAAAGACACCGCCTTCGTCCGCATAGGGTACCCAGGGAGCTAGGGCAATTTGTGCCTCATTTGGATTGTTCTCTTTGGGTATCAGAAGAATGATTGCAGGTTTTGTAATTTTGATTACAGGTTTACCTTCAATCTCAATGTCCTCAATGCTACCAATAACTTCTTCACCAGAAATTAATTTTACTACTTGAATATTTTTATCACTCATAATATAGTTCCTTAAATTTGGGGGGAATAAATCCCCCCGTATTAGTTAGCCTTGCAATAATTCTTTTTTAGACTTTACAGAACCCACTTTAATTTCAATGGGCTTTTTCTCTTCGGGTATCACCCGTCGAAGTCCGATAATCAAAACACCGTCCTTGTAGTCAGCACCAGTAACTTTAACATCCTCTGTCAATGCAAAAGTTCTAGTGAAGTTTCTAGCACCAATCCCTCTGTGATAGAATTCTCTTTTATCTTCACCGCGGTCTTGTACACCCTGAACAACTAACTTGTTGCCATCAGGAACAACATGAATATTAAATTCATCTGCATGAAAGCCTGCACAAGCCATTTCTATTGTATAGTTTTCATCATCGTCTTTGATGATGTTATAGGGAGGGTAATTGTTTGCCACTTCGGCAGTAGTAAACAAATTATCAAAGATAGATTCAAAGCCAATTGAGAATGGCTTAACATTATTTGCAAAGTCGTGTAGATCAGATACGGTATATTTTTTAGTAACCATTATAGGTCTCCTTTATTAAGCGAGTTTTCATTTACGAAGCCCTTTCGGCACTTCACATATATTTATATACTTTGCCCCCACTCCTCAAATCTTTTTTTCATTGTTTGGTATGTTTCACCATAAATTAGCTGAAGCATGACTCTATCTTTGTCAGAAGATGGTACTGAATGATACTTTTGTCCTACATTTAATAACATAGGAGTATCATATTTAACCGACACCATTGGTTCTGTGCTGTTTTCGTTTTCGTAAAAAAGTATTGGCGATTCTGTTTGCAGAGGAATGGACACCACACACCTTCTACCAGGGTGTTTGTCTATGTGCTTTTTAGCCCCTATCCCCCCTTTGTGAATTACTACCAGTGAAGCAGTAAGTAATTTAGGTTGAGGATGGGGATACCTTTGCGCAAGAGACACAACATACCTTCTGTCTTTGCTTCTCCAGTTACACCATATATCCGAAGAATATACACCATTGAGCATATATCCTGGGTAGGTATCCCTTTGATATTCAATTAGGTAATTGGATTTAATCCAATTCCAAATTTCTAGTAGTTGTGTCTTTTCTTCTTCGGTTATAAGATCAGGTACAGGGGTACAACAATCTAGTTCTTCCGCCCTATGTTGTATTTCGTCACTAGTTCCCATTCATCTTTCTCTCTATAAGATATAATTTTAATTTGTCCTATAGGTGCAAGGTCTTCATGCAACTCAGGAGAAACCATCGTCAATAATCCCCAGTCTGCTAGAAGTTTTGCGATTGCATTTCTTCTAGCCAAATCCGTATCGTCTAAGTTTGCATGTTTACCATCCAAGGCAAACAACTCTTTAAAGTGTGTGATGAAGTATCTACCTTGCTTGTGTAAAATGTGGCAAGACTGATACAGGGTTTTGTCTTTGCGAGATGCCACTCCAATGCGTGATAGGGTTTCACGAATTTTCAGAAAATCATCTGCATGTTCTAGCTTGACTTCCAGCGGCACATAGCCGGGAATATCAATGTCAAAAAAGTCACTCATTTTTTTATTCCTATTATAATCAATAAAGCAAAAAGCATCGTTTATTGACTCTATTTATAAAATAATGAGTTTTACTTACCTCCTTTGAACATCCTTTGTTTCAACACATCTAAATCCTTTTCTGATAACAATCTCAACGCCTCTTGCGCCTTAGTATTGCTATAGCCATAGTACTCTTTGATAATCTCTAGCCTTTCCTCTTTCTCGGGCTTTAACCATTTGTTGTATCGTTTCTTAGGTCGCACTACATTCAAAAGAAAATCATATTGCATCTTTGATGCTATGTGAGGACGAGCATTCATTTCATTTGCCGCAATCACAGTGTCAGGACCATAACTCATAGCCTTGTTCACGATGAAAGCATTGTATTGCTTCTCGCTCCAGTCATCAACAATTAAGTTTTCTTTGCTATGATTGATACTATTAGCAAAATCAAAAGGGCTGATTGCCTTTTTCTTTTCTTTGTATTCTTCAGCATCAAAAGAGACTACTGGATCACCCATGCCTTCAAGCATTAACTATTCCTCTTTAAAATGTATTCAGGGTCGATTGCATTGCTGATAGGAAATGTCCATCTGTGAAGCACACGCTTTTCTAACACACTGGTAGGGTAAGGCTCTCTCCTGTGTAGTGTTAGAAGTTGGTCACTCAAAACAAGATCGCCGACTTCCCAATGATGATGATACATGAATCTTTCTTGGTGAATAAAAGATTTCAGTTCAGACATTAATTCATAGTCAACTGCTTCCTGATTGTTATTGGTGTAGAAATACATTCCTTCAACACCTGCTACATTCTTTTGCAGTATTCGCATAGAATATTCATTGGCGTTCTTTTGCATGTAAGCGATTTGCTTTTCGTTCACAGGTGTAGACCATCCAAGTCCACCATCATATTTATAGGAACACCACTTATCTTGAATAGAATCATACAGGTCAGGCTCTTCTACTTTCATTTCTTTAATGACTTCAGCAGTGTTTATCCAAGAGGTAACTGTTCCAGCAACATCACGCACACCTTGTAGTGCTACCCCATCTGCTCTCTTAGGACCATTCAAGTTGGCATGCCAACCTAGTTCACCTACAGGAAATATGCCAGTGTAATTATCGGCTTTCTTTTCTCCTGTGACTCTCTGCACAGGCATAGTATCTACACTCCATGGGTCTATGTACGACTCAGGTGAACCCAACATGTTACCTTCAGTATCCCATACTAGCTGATCCATGTTAGCAAGATAACTCATGTTGTGAATGAGCCTTGATGCGTAAATAGGGTCAGTAGTCTGTCTAGGTATCACTACAATCAAATGTTCCTTGAGGTCAGAAAAAACTTGCTCTGACATCTCAGGGCAAGTCTCTTCAATGTTGATGTCAAGACATTTAATCATTCAATTTCCCTTACAAATAATTTATCAATGAGTCTATCTCCACCACACTGTACCCAGCATTGATTAATAGATTTATTTTCCCAGCTATCACTATATACTTTAAGCACATCGCTGTCAATGATTTCCTTTAGATTATGGTAATACAGACTATTTTTATTTCTCAACTTACTTTGTATGTACCTAACTTCGGTAGCTTCTTCTGATATAGACGGACCAAACATTTTGTTAGCAACATAACAGCATGGATGTACACGACCTAAGTGGTCAATGTATATCTCATTTATGTTAAGAGTTCCATACTGCCTAAATGACGCACACTCAATGCATCCTTGCTTGTTTGTTTTTTTAGGCATAGGTGCGATGTAGCCTATTTCAGGAGGTGTGTATGGTTTTTCTTCAGGTCTTTCATAATGATTTATAACATAGTCTAAGTTATAACTTTTATCATATACAGGCATACCCACACCATCAACACCAAAAGGATTCTTAACTTTAAAATGCACACCAAGACTTTCTGCTAATTGCTTTGCTTCTTCAATCTGATGGTAGTTGTGTGCGAACCTAAGAAAATGCCAGCCTGCCATTCCCCCGGTGGCTACATAGGCTTTCATATTTTTAATCAGTTTATCCCACTTCACCTGTCTTCTATATAAGTGATTGGTATCTTCTAAGCCATCAACAGAAAAGACGACTCCTCTAACTCTACCTGGTATTGTATTGTCGGATAAAACCTTTCCTAATTTTGAAAAGAAGTTTTCATTTCTTGCCCCGCCATTAGTGTGAATTTGAATTGAACCATCACTGTATTCACAAATGTAACTTACAATCTCAATCAAATCCTTACATGTGATAGGGTCACCATGAGTGCCACAAATGTGCCAGCTTCTAATTTTCTTGAGGATCTCTGGACTAAACCAAGACTTGAAATCAGATAGGCTAATATCTCTTTGTGTTAAGTCAGGATCAACATTAGGTGAGTTTCTAAGGAATCTTGGGCAACCAGGACAAGCGGCATTACATCGGCTACTCAACTCTAGATGCACTGCATTTAGATTGTCAAAGGACCACATTACTTATTATCTTTGATAAACTTCTTAATGAAGTGCCTTACCTCACGGCTTGCAGAAGTATCAAGTTCTTTACACACCTTGATGAATTCCTTTTTGTCTTCCTTGTTTATCTTCACAAGGAGTTGGTCATTTTTTTCCGACATTTCTCACCCTTTTGTCACAATTTTGTAACATTGAAATTTAAATTATTATATATAGTATATATACTTAATATATTAATAGTAATTATAGGGGGCACCATGAAATCACTATTTAATAAATCTTACACGGTTGATCAGGCTTATCGCCATATGTTATTACTTCGTTTTTCTATGGCAATAATTCTTTGCCTCTTCATTTTTGTGTGAATTCAATGAAAAGACTATGGAAAAAATTCGACAGATTAATGAAGTGTAGCCGTCTAGATAAAATCATTAAATATATAGAAATAGATTATTCAGAGTATACATACAAACTGTAACCCTATTTGATTTCAACATTCGCCATAATCTCGGTTAAGCATGCCGTGAGATTAATCTCTTGGTCTGCTACAAATGCCGCTTTGTACTGATAGTCGGCAATGATTAACACAAACTGCGGTACCTGCTTGGCTCGCTCAAGCAGTGTATCGTATACTTTTCTGTACACAGTTTGCGGGTCCGAGTCAACATTGTTAGCGACCCATTGACGCATCTTCTTCCAATCTTTATCTGCTAGGGCATCTGCTAGAGCCTTAGTGTTCAGTTCAGATAGGTTACTTAGAATGCCCTCATCTATGACACCGCCCGCACTGTATCGCTGTAACTCATTCAACACCCTGCGATAGTCAGGGAAGTGTTTCATCAGCAGTTCAGCGAGAACCTTATCATTGTACTCTACGCCTTCAGTCTTTAGGATATCCATCATGCGCTTGTGAAACTTGGTAGCCATCTTTTTCTTCTGACCATTCACAAGTTTGAATTCAACAACAGTAGTCCTACTGTGTAGAGGAGCAATGATACGATTCTTAAAATTACATGTGAAGATGAATCGACAATTCTTAGAAAACTCCTCGATGAATGCACGAAGAGCAGGCTGTGTAGAATTAGGATTCAGATAGTCAGCCTCGTCTAAGATAACAACCTTAGGCTTACCTTCAAATGAAACTGTACTCGCAAAGTTTTTGATCTTTGTGCGAAGTACATCAATGCCTGATTCTTCTGAGCCGTTGATTACAATGTAGTCACACCCAAGTTCATTGCAAAGGGCACGGGCAACTGTAGTCTTACCTGTGCCAGCAGTGCCGCAGAGGAGCATGTTAGGAATCTCACCTGACGCAACAAACTGCTTGAACACATCCTTCTGCGCATCAGGCAGAATACACTCATCAAGTGTACGAGGTCGATACTTCTCGACCCACAAAAATTCATCTGACATTATTCACCTCTCATAATATAAAATACTAGTTTAACTCATTGTCGCCTTTGAGTCAACACCATCAGACAAGTTTAGGGTAAGTTGTCTGCCCGTTGTGGGTCCTGCATCAAAATCCTCACCTTTCAAATACTTCATGATATTCTGCGGGGAAGTGACACCATATGGATCATCATCCGCATTGTCCTGTAGACCAGGTTCCACAAAAGCCTTTTCGACTTTCATATCATCAAGAATCATAGCATAACGCCAAGAGCGAACACCGAAGCCTAGATTGTCTTTCTTCACATCCATATGCATGTAAGTAGTGAAGATAGCAGAACCATCAGGAATCACCTTTACATTCCGCAACCCCTGAGACTTAGCCCAAGCATTCATCACGAATGCATCGTTCACTGACATGCAATAGATTTCATCAATGC